ACCAACTTCAACTGGTTCGGCGGCAACTTCGGCTGGTTCGGCTTCAGCTCATAACCATGGGCTTGCATGGAGACCTTTGGCAAGAGTTGGATTGGTTTGCAGTAAAGATGCGTAAATATTAACGATGTAAAGCAGGTTTACATGAAAGGCACATGCAAAAAAGAGAAATGCCCATTTTTTAAGCAGTACGGTGAAGAATGCCCGTTTCTTGTTGAGACTTGGTGGCATACTGATAAAGGAGATAAAGAACTTGTTGAAGATTGCGCCCCTGTACGATCCTTACTTATGCAGCAAGATTACTACAATAGATCCATTGCTTTACAAAAGTCCCACGAACAAGCAAGAAATGAAATACACAAGACGAATCAAAAGCTTGAGAATACAATGGAACGGACGAACTCTTTCATGCTTGAGGCTGAAAAGCAAATGCACGACATTCGGAAGCTTCAGAGAACGCATAATAAATGGCTCGGACAGAAGAACCGTAAGCATATAGACCCAAACCACGACGTTAAACAATTGGATGAAGACTATGAGCTTTGAGCCGTTTCTAATAGCAAATTTCCGTGTAGGACTAGAGAATAATTCAGCTAGTTGGCTTGGCCCAGAAGAGGCTATGACAGATATAGACAATATGTATCTGAGACGGGGAATTATTACGAAGCGAGAGGGTCAAAGTGTCTGGGGACAATTGGGAGATCTCACGACGGGTGAAACGAGCTGGACGAACGTTAGTGGAAATAATTATACGCGTACACTTTCGAATCCAACTATTGTACGTAGATCTTTTAAGGTTTACGATGATGGTGGTTCGATTGTTGTTAGAGATGATGGACAAGGTGCTTTAACTGGGGATGTCGATGCTGGGGGAACAAATACAATTGATTACGTTACTGGTGCCGTTGATGTTACTTTTGACGGTGCTATTTCTGGAACCGTAACAGGTGAATATTCAACAGCGCATACAAGAGCAACAAGAGCAATAAAGAATTACGACAGATATTCAGGCAGTGATCTTTTACTAGGACTAGATTCGACTAGATTAAGCAAGTGGAATACAACCAATGATTTTTTTGAAAATGTTGCTGATGGAAGCAGTAATTACGATTTATGGAATAGCACTAATCAGGTGTGGGTCGAGGCTTTTGGGGACTTCATTTGGATTGCTGATAACTCGACTCTTAGCGCAGGATCTCCCCCTACTGGAGGAGTTAAAGTTTTTAATGGTTCAGTGATATCAGATCCCGATTTAGATTTAGACGCAGCAGGTACTCCGACAGCCATTAAGGGCGCATTAATGATCTTCTTGTATAAAGAGCGTCTAGTGATGCTTAATACGATTGAGGGTACTTCAAACACACGCTATCCCCAGAGAGCAAGGTGGTCTGCCATCGGTGTAACGCCTACGACGACCCAAGGTTGGTTTGATCCTGACCTTTCTGGGATTTTTGGAAAGGGAGGCAGAAACGATGCTCCGACGAATGATGAAATTGTTAGCGCTGGCTTTGTTGGTGAACGGCTTATTGTATGGTGTGAAAATAGTGTTTTCGCACTTGATTCGACTAGCAATCCCGACTTGCCTTTTGTGTGGAGGCAGCTATCCACAACTCGACAATGTTCTTCTACATTTGCAAGCGTGGAATATGATTCCTATGTGACGGCAATGGGTGGAAAAGGCATCATCATGTGTGATGGTCAAAATGTTCAAGCGTTTGACAAGAAGATTCCTGATTTCATTTTTGAAGTTGATCAGGATAATGTGACGCTTGCAGCAGCAATTCGTTCCGATAGGTTAGATCAATCTCTCATGGCTTACCCTTCAGCTCCTACCTCAACGGCAAATGATAAAATGCTTGGGTTTAACTATGAAGATGGAGCGTTCTTCAATTACACATTAGCAGCTCATTGTTTTGGAAGCTGGTTAACTCCAGTGGATTTAACTTTTGATGATTACGCGGGTGTAACTTATGACGAGCTCTCAGCTATAGACTGGGGGGAGGCAGGTCTTCAAGGTGGATTTCCTATTATTCTTTCGGGTGGTGATAATGGTTATGTTTTTAGGATTAATGATTCTGATGAGTTAGCAGATTCTTTGACATGGGCAGAAGAATTTGAAGAGGGTGGTTCAACACCTGAAAACTTTGATTTCTCTCTAACAACTAAGAGACTCAACCCATTTAAGAATCAAAAAGTTCATCTTGGTTATGTAAGATTGATGGTTCAAAGAATCAATTCAGCTTCGATAACATGTGATTTCTTCATTAACCAAGATAATGAAGTTGTAAGAAGTGAAACTGTAAGCATGGATAATGATACAGAATCAGGCGATAAGATATGGGTTACGGTTCCTGCAGATTTGAATGCTAACTTTGTTCGAATGAAATTTTATCTTTCAGCGGCACAGCTTGCAGTCGATGCTAATGCTCAATCTCAAGTCAGAATTCATGCCATTCAACTTTGGGCAAAAGAAGGCGGGAGGCTTGAAGAACTATGACACTTCCAAGCGAATATACATTTAGAGAACCTGAAAAGTTAGTCAATGACCTTACAGAAATGTACAGGCTTTTGAGAGAGTCTATTGAGGGATACACAGAGGAATTTGAAGGCGTAATTTTTGGTTCTAGTGCTGATGGTGTCGGAACCTATACGTCGAACGATTGCTATTATGTGAGAAGGGGAACCGTCATAGATCTTTTCTATAATATTGTATGGTCAGCTCATACGGGGACGGGTGATCTTAGAATTAAACTCCCATTCTTTGAAAAGGGTTTTGCTTCACCTGTGTCTATATCACCTATTGTAGTAGACAATATGACTTGGCCTTCAGGGAATCACTATTTAGTTGTTGAAGGGCAGCCAGATCAAGATTATGCCATAATTAAAAGTTGCAAGACCGCAGCAGCATCTCAAACCGTTCAAATGGATGGGTCGGCAGGAATTAGCTTTCATCATAGGTATATAGGGCAGGTGGAAAAGTGAAATTTGTAAGAGTGACTACAGGCGATTTGATACCAAAGATTTTAGTCGAAGATAATAAAGACAGGGATTACACGGTTGAAGAATTTTATAATCTCGTAATTCCATCCCTTGTATGTCCTAACGGGAAAGCGAATGATTTAGAGCAAATTTCCGTAATTGTTGATGATCTTGAAAATGTCATAATTGGTTACGTTTGGTTTTCAATAAACATCCTTGAGAAAGAAATCTTTCTGAATACGATAAGTGTCTGCAAAGAAAGAAGAGATGGGGGAGCAGTTCTTAATTGGGCTTTTTCCTCTTTGAAAGAGTCGTTCTTAAAGAGCAATTTAAAGTTTGTGAGAACATGTTCAAGGACTCAAGCATGGCACAAAAAAAATGGCTTTGTAGAGTCAAAAAATGTATTGTTAGAATATGATTTAACAAAGGATGAATGCAATGGGAAAGACTAAAGGAAAGTTCGATCAAGTAAGCAATTTAAGTGGTGGACAGAATGAAATTTTGACACAGCTTTTAGGTCAATTAGGTGGTGAAAGTGGTGCTGGCAATATTGGGAATCTCTTAGGTGGAGATATTACAGGACAGCAGTCATTTCAAGAAGGATTAGGGGCTTTATCAGGGTTACTTACTGGAACTGGTGGTTTTGATCCTGCAGCCGTAAGTCAGTCATTCCAAGCGAATGTAGCCGATCCAGCGATTAAACAATTTCAACAGGAATTAGCTCCATCAATTCAACAGGCAGCAGTTGCAGCAGGTGGCGGTCGTTCAAGTGCAGTTCCAGCCAGAACTTCACAGGCGGCAGAGAGGCTTCAAGGAAATCTTTCGGGTCAATTGTTGCAACAGCTTAACCAAAGCGAGCAGGCGGGCTTAAATAGGCAGCAGCAAGCAATCGGTCAAGCTTTAGGTTTTGCTCAGGCTCCTGGAAATCAACAATTGCAGCAACTTGGTGGACTTCAAGGTCTTTTAGGGTTAGCTCTTCAACCTGGATATCAACAAACAACATATCAGCCAGGAAAGAAAGGTTTTGGAAGCACTATCGGATCAGTGGTTGGTGGTACAGCAGGAACAATTTTTGGCGGCCCTGCAGGTGGTGCGGCTGGTTCACAAATCGGCGGATCAATCGGCGGATCATTTTAAGGAGAATATGACATGGTTTTTGTAATACCAGAAAATAGAGATAATGCAGCGGGCGCAACACAAGGCGTTCAAGGCTTCTTTGGCTTTCAGAATGATCAAAATCAAGCGAGAACTTTGGCTAAAACCTTGGGTTTACCCGAAGAAATTGATCTAACGCAGCTTTCACCTGAACAGCGTAATCAAGTTATTGCTCATCAACAGCAGCAGCAAAAAATAGCATCCGATTCAAACTTTCTGGATAGGTTATTTGCTGGGCGTGGTCAGCAACCACAAAATAATGGTGGTGGTTTTGGTGATCAACAACAAGAACCAGAGCAGCAAAATATATTGCAGCAACTTGGTCAATTGTTGGGGCAAACACAGGAAGCACCTCAAGCACCCGAGCAAAATCTTATAGAACAGATAGCACAACAAATATCACAACCACAAAATGTGCAACAACAGCAAGCTCAGCAAGCACAGCAAATCCAACAGCAGCAGTTTGCACCTCCACAAGTTCAGGCTCAACAGTTGCAGGCACAACAGGCGCAAGCTGAAGCACAAGCTCAAGCTCAGCAGCAATTCCAAGGTCAGCAGCAGCAGCAACAAGATTTTTCACCTGAAGAACTCGCAAGATTATCATTAATAAAACCTAAAATAGCTGATGTTCTTCAAAAGGGACAAATAAGCCAACAAAGAGCGAGTGAAGCAGATAGGAGATTTGAGCAAGCAGATAGGAAGTTTGACCAAAGTGTTAAAGAGGCAGATCGAAGATATCACAGCCAAACTTCAGACAAGCAAGAGGAAAAAATAGCAGGTATTAGAGAATCAGTTCCTAAAAAGAAAAGCGCATTAAGACATTCTCGTTCAGCGGTGGAATCTGGAGAGGTTGGAGCTTTTAGCATTAACCAACTTGCGGACTCAATTGGCGGTGCGGCAGGTGATGCGATTAGAACTTCTCAAGGAGCAGCTTTAGCGACAGCGGGAAAAGAAAACTTACTAGGAAATATGGCTCGTGTTTCTGCAAAAGCACAAAACCAGTGGTTTGAAGAACGCTTAGCATCTATGTTTCCAAAAGTAGGGCAATCTATTGAAGCTAACTTGACAACTCAGGAAATGCTTGAGGGAGAGGTTATTTTAGAAGAAGCTTATGTGAAAAAGTACGATGAGCTAGCGGATAGCGATGTGAAATTATATGGTTATCCAAGAAATGACATCGATAAAAGAGCAAGACGAGCAGTTGAGCATCTTGAAGAAGTTACTTTTAATCGTTCTGCTTATCGCATGAGGGAACTTCAAGAAAGTGAGATGGGCAGAGGGAAAATGATGAAAGGCTTAAATAAGAAAGTCCCTAATGGAACTCCGATGACACTTCAAATGGGTTCTTTATTCCTTGATAAATATAAAGACCCAAGTAAAGCTTTGAAAGCTGCAAAGAAGCTCGGTTACAAAGTTCCAAACGCGGAAGATCTACAGCTTTACAACCTGTCTAGTGACGAGTTTGCACAAAGAGTGGGGGAAATGTAATGCCTAAAACAATATTCGATCTTCTAAGCCCACAAGACGAAGAAGGAACTCAGGAAGTGGTTCAACAGAGTATTCAACCTGTGGAGACTCCAGAAGAGGTTGAACAACCTAAGGCTGATGCAAAAGACCAAGGTCAAATTGATTTCTTTAGTGTTGCATCCCAACAGCCAGAACCAGAACCAGAGTTAGGATATTGGAAATCTGTTCTTAATTCAGTTCCTAAAGGTGCGATTCAAGGGCTTGTTCAGTTTGGTAGAATGATGGGGCCACTTCCAGACAGTCCAGATACTGAAACGGCCGATGGAGAAATTATCCCTGGGCAAAAGTTTGATCCTGATGAAATGGCGGCTAAACTTGATGAGTTTTTCCCGACTAATGATGACTTTGTTCCAGGTGCTATTGAAAGGGGTTTAAAGATGGCTCCTACAATACTTGGATCTCCTGGAGGTTTGTTAGCTGGTGGTGGTACTGGAACGGCGGCACGAATTGCAGCGGGATCTTCAGTAGGAGAGGGTGCTAAACAACTTGGAATGCCAGAGTGGGTTCAAGCAATTGCAGAGACTGTTCCT